CCGTAGCTGTTGTTGTAGTTTGTGACATTTCCGTTGCCAGATACCCTAAACACGGCCACGCTATTCGCAAATCCATCGACTAAATTCCACGTTGATCCTGCGGCAGACGCGCTGCTAAGGCGAAGGCAGTAGCCGTTTGTCGAGTTTGTGTTTTCGACGGACGCTACATAGTTTGCGTTGTTTGACTTGACTAATCTGTTATACGACCCGCTCGTCGCCCCAACCAGCAAATTCCCGCTGGCGTCGATAACCATGCGCTCGTCGCTAGCAACGTTATCGCTGAAAAACAGTGAATTTGAATGCGTGTAAATTCCCCACTTTCCCGTTGCGCTTCCTGTGCGCTCAAGTATCAGCTGGTTGTTTGAACTTGCGCCGGTAGCACTGACAGACCCAGCCACCCCCACATTACCCGTGATGCTTGCGCCTCCAGAAACAACTGTGACGCCTGTGAGGTTAGTTAGTGCCCTACTCGCACTCCGTTCAGCCACCACATAAGCAGTCGTCGCCAATTGGGTCGTGTTCGTGCCCGCTGCTGCGGTGGGCGCAGTGGGTGTTCCGGTGAAGGCGGGGCTATCAGCAAATACCGCCGCCCCCGTACCTGTCTCATCAGTCAGCAACGCCCGAAGCTTGGCGCTTGTCGGGTCGGCCAACCATGCAGCTACGTTCGTCCCAAGACCCTCCACGCCTGTCGAGATGGGCAACCCGGTAGACCCCGCTAGCGAAGCAGCTAGCCCGCTTGTGGAAACAACTGCGATGTCCGTCCCATTGACAACCAGCGCCATGGTGTTTGCGGATACGCGGCGGATACCCACATCCTCATCCGCTGCAAAGCGAATGCCGGGGGCCCCAACAGTGCCGTCAGGGAACTTGCCCGCGCCGACTGTGTTGTAAACCGTCGAATAGCCATTGATCAGCTCAGCGACTTCTGAGGCCAAATCCCGGATAAACCCTTGCGTCGGGACAATCGTGTAAGCCTGTGCGGTCTGAGTAGTCCCCAGGTAAGCGGGGTGGATCGTCATCGACGTGTTCGATGCTACGTCTGTGATCTCGTACAAGCGCCCGTCAGGCGCCAGCATGGCCTCGCCAATGGAAGCCCCGGCAATCCAGGCTGTGCCAGACCCTGTGACGGTTGTGGACCCGTTCGTGACGGAGACGGTGCCAGTTCTAAGCCATGTCATGCGCTACTCCTTACGCAACTGGTCCGCCGATGACGTTCGGGTTACCGCCCGTCGAAGGGGACACTTGGATCGAGGCTTTGAGCTCAATGCCCAAAGAGTTTGCAAACGCGGCGTAATGCCCGGCTGCGCGTTGCGCGTTGCCCGCGTACTCGGCGTCTTTCAAATAAGCGCGGTAGAGCATGTAGTCCTGCAGGTCGTTTCCATGGATGTCTTGTACCGAAATGTTCCCGGTCACATCGCCGTAAAGTGCTCCATCTGCTGGCTCGGTAATGTCTGCGGGATTGCTCGACACCACAAGGTCCAGGCTTGCGCTCGTCGTCGCAGGCGGGTACACGTAGTACCGAAGCGGGTCCCGTATGTCGTACATGAAGTGCTGGATAGTGCCCGCTCCAGTCAATTGATGCCAAGCTGGCACTTGGGCGTCCAAAATCTCCCGGGAGCAAATGCGAACAGCAGGGCCAGCAGTATTGCGAGTGATGTCAATCAATCTCTGTGCGCCAGCGGGCAAAGTTTGTTTGGTGCCGGCCACCAGGGTTTGAGACACGTTCGTAGCCATCGAGTCAGGCCGGTACTTGTAAATCTCGCGCTGCCCGTCATTCAGGTATCGGACCAACTGATTCACCGGCCAGCGAATAGAGGTGTTGTCTTGGAGTGTTTCGACAACACGGCGGACGATGGAGGATGCTGCGATGGTCATGGTCTGGCCTTAAGAAATTGGGTGTTTCGCTGTTTTCTTCAGCGTGCGGGCGGCAAACGATTGATTCGCGGCACGGTGAATGTCGGTTTCAAACTGCCTGGTGTTTTCTCTGGCCAACTCAGGGTTTGTGTATGGCTGTCCTGGCGTCATCTGGACGAGTGCTTTTGCTTTGCTTGCAATGACATCCCCCCACTTGTCGACCAAGAAATCCTCAACGTCAACGCTATCGAGCGTTGGCTGATACGCGATCAGCATGCTCAGTGTTTCGCCGGTGTAGATGATGTTTGTTTTGTAGTTCAGCCCATCGGTTGAGAGAACAACAGTGTTCTTGTCCCGAGTTGGGTAAATGTGTTGACCTGGTGGCATCGATGATTCATCGAACACGCCTATTTGGTCTTCAGCATCCCCCATCTTTGCGCGCTCGACGCGAACAAACTCACGTCCAGCAATGACTGGGAGCGCATAGCTTTGGCCATCAACAGGCACAAACGGGGTAATCCATGACTGGAGCACGCCTGTGCGGCGGCAAAACTCTCTGCACGCCAGTCGAATCTTCATATCAATCAAGGGGACAGGTGCCCCTATCACATCAGTCAGGATGTAGGGGTAGAAGCTGTCCCAGGCCTTCATTGCGCTGGCTCTTTCGTGGTGGTTGCTGCGCGCAAGGCTTCGGTGACTTTGGCCGCGCCCGCTGCGTGATGCACTTCCACACCGAGCTCTTTGGCCATGGCGTGCAGTTGTTCTTTGGTCAGGCCCGAGAACTCGTCTGCAGTCTCTTGGTTTGCCTTGGGCTTGTCCTTTGCCTTGATGGCTGAATCATCGTCCATGGCGAACACGTCAGGGTGTTGCAGCATCCGTTTGGCCAGCGTTTCACTCACTTCATGCGAGTCACCTTTGAGCCAGATCGCGGGAGCGCCCGGTTCGCGGCTGAAAGCTGTTTCACCGTCATCCTTGGAACCAACATATTTGATCTTCATGATTTCTCCAGTAAAAAAGGCCACCCCGGTTAAGGAGTGGCCTTTTCAGGTTTCAAGCCGGGTTACTTCGCGCCTTCGCAGTTGTAGCTTGCGATGACGTGAATCTCTGGGTTACCGCTGATACCAGTGGATGCAGTGCCAACGGTCAGACTGACATACACGTCCTCTTCAAACTTGATTGGCTTGAAGGCACAGACAAGGCGTCCGCCAGCTTGGCCAGTGGTTTGACCCGCTGCGGCAAAGTAGGCTGGGGCTGCTGCCAGAGTGCTGCCCGTGGTAGCTGCACGATAGCCAGCGGAAAACACGAATGTCGTACCTGTATCGCAGTCGTCAAACTGAAATTCCAGATCGGTCATGCGTGCACCAGCCGGAATCAGAAAGTCGATGGTGTCAGCAGCTGCTGGAGTACCAACGCCAGGGGAAGCGCCAAGGACAACCTTGTCGGTTTCGACGTATGCGCAGCCGTCCGCCTTCATGAACTTGGGCGAGGATGCGCGTTGAGAGAGGATCGAGGCCATGTGAGGCTCCTATAAAGATTGATTGATGTGAAATAGACAGGGCGCTAAGGCCCTGCTATGGCGTAACTGCTTAGACGTTGCGCTTCTTGACCACAGAGTCAATGACGGCAATACCGAAGTCCGTCATTTCCAGTTGACCGGATGCGTTAGGCAAAGCCCAGCGCAGCTTGTCTTCTGTGCCCATCAGTTCTCCAGCCAGCTCCAGGTTACGACCGAAGTTTTCACTCTGGTCTTCCAAGAGGCTGTATGTCTCTTCCGTGGTCATGTTGGCACCGTTTACCAGTGCCAAGCCTTGCGCGCCGAAGAAAATCGAGCGAGAAACTTGGTGCGTGGTGGACAAGCCAGCGGCCACAACCACATCGGATTCGGCTGCCGTCAAGCGATTGGCCTGGGTCACATGTTTAACTGCATCGCTGGCATCAAATCGGATGGCGAAATTCATCTTGCGAATGAGAATGCCATTGATCATGATGGGCGCACCACTGAACAGCGGATGCTTGCGCATGTCGCCATAGTCGGCACGCTTCAGCGCGTTTTGCTCAAACGTGCGGATGTTGTAGCCAGCAGTGTTGTCTTGCTGCAGCGAGTCCCACACCAGCGGATCGACGTACAGAATGCCCTTGATGGGGTCATCGCCAGCGGCAGGGTCGCCCGTGATCTGAATGCCAGACATACGGATGGTCATTTCATCCCAGATCGCGGCAAACTCGTCAATGTGCGACAACTTCATGCCGTCAGTCGTGGCAATGGAAGCCAGGCGTGCACCGCCAACATCCAACCCTGCGCCGTTGGCGACAAAGTGACGGTTGTAGGTAGGAGCCTTGACAGCGTTCACCATCTGTTCGGCAAACTCAGGATCGCTTTCCAGGGGAAGAATCCAGTCGGTGCCGTTCTGCTTACCGCGAGCACCAGCGGCCAGCGTCAACGCACGCTGCCAGCGGAAGCGCGGCATTGCGCCCTTCAGTTGCGCCAGTGCATTCAGGCGCAGATTGTGCGGAGTGCGCTTCTGCGTCATCTTCCCGCCTGCAGACACCGGGATGGTGGCCATGTCGAGATAGATGTCCTTGGTGCTGTACTTGAGCGCAGCGCCCAGGCCGGAGGCGTTCTTGTCACCCATCACCGCGCGAAGTTTGGCGACGTGTGCGCAATCAACCTGTACCGTGTCTCCCGGGCCGCGCGTCAGTTCGTCCACGCGAACAATGGGCATGTCCGTTGTGGTCTGCTGGCGAAGCTTGCGCAAAGAGCGGTCTTCGGTAGGCATGGGGCCAGTCAAGGCCGTGAGAGGGGTCGGCTGGCGAGCGGCCATCACCGACAGTTTTTCAGAGAGCTCTTTGTTGGCAAGAGCGTTGCCGCGAGCAATGGAAGTCGTTGACATTTTTAAGTCCTATTCAAGGAACCCGCAGCACGATCAATAGCCTTCCGGCTTGATCGTGGCCATGATTTGCTCGTCCGTCATTCGGGAGTAGTCAGGCGCGGGGGGTTGGGCTGGTCCGCCACCATGGAAATCGCTAACGCCCTTGGGTTGAACCATGGGAGCGCGTGCGAGCACAGAGGCGGTATCGGTCTTGGGTGCGGGCGGTGCCGCAGGAGCGGGGGCGAACTGTTTCTTTGCGCGGCGTGCAGCTTCAGCAAAGCGTTCTGCGATGGGCTTTTCACGCCAGTCAACATCCGTTTCAAGCAATTTGTCATGCTCAATAGCGGCTGCAAACTTGTCCTGCTGCGCCTGGTCGTGTTGCCAAGCCAGCAGGTCGGGCACGGCGTCGATATGCTCTTGCACTTCCGGCGCGTAGCTTGGCGGTTGCCATTCAACAGGCTTCACTGTTGCGCGGAGCTCGGCAAGTTCCTGCTCCATTCGGCGCTGGCTCTTCACCAGTGCGGCCTGGGCCGGAAAGTCCTGCTCCATTTGCGTCAGTTCGTCTTCCGAAATTTCGGTATTGACTGGCGCCTTACCTTCGCGCAGCGCCTGAATCTCTGCATCCTTCGCAGCGAGTGCATCGCGTAGCCGTCGCTCTGATGCCCTGGCTGCACGCAGTGCGGCCCTGGTATCACCATGTTGTGCGACTGGTTCGGTTGCGCTCGCATTGGGTGCAGGCGTATCGCTTGGCGCTGTTGTCTCGGTGGGGTTGTCTTCGGCTGGCAGAGTGGTTTTACTCTCTTTCGCAGCGTCTGTCACCAGGTCGGCCAAGAGGGCTTTGTCTTCAGCGGAAAACACAGCATTCAGGTCTAAGTCTTCGTCCACATTCACTCCTTCTCGTTTACGGTCGATCACCGAGGCCTTGCGGCCACCGTCCTTGAATTCACGCCATGCACTCGGACGAATGCGCTTGGCGGCTGTCGCAGGTACACACCTCCAGGTACGACGGTTCTGGAGGCGGCTAAACGCAAAAAGCCCGCACAAGGCGGGCTCTTCGGTTGTTGGGGTTGTCTGGTTAAGCGGCTTCGGCTTCTGCGAGCGCTTGAGAAATCAGGTCGTCGTCGTTGGCTGCTTGAGACATTAGGTTTTCAGTGCGGGCTTGGATCTCGCCCACTTCTGCCGGCGCAATGCCCGCTTGCAATCTGCTTTCGATCAGGGCCGCGTTGGCAGCGTGCTGGCGGGCGGCTGCACGGTTGCGTTCCGATGTGCTGGTTTGCACATCAAGCTGCGCAGTGGCCATCGCCTGGGCGGCTTGCTGCGCTTGCTGCTGTGCCTGAATCTGCTGCTGTTCTGCTTGGGCTTGGCCTTCTTTGTCCCCACTCAGTGGCAATCCGCTGGACTTGCGCAAATCGTCTGCAATCTGCTGACGTGCTGGCATGTTGCTTGCCTCGATGTAGGCAGGTGCCAAGATGGCCAGGGCCTGCGGATTCTGTCCAATGGCTTGAATGATGGTTGCGAGTTGCTGCTGTGTTTGCTGGCGGAATGCTGGCGTGTTAGGCGTGTCGGCCAATGCGGTGCGCACTTCAGCATCGGCCACGGTATTGGCGGACTGATTGGTTTCTGGGTTCCAGTCGTTCAGGTACACCATGCGGCGGGTCTTGCCTGTGCCGATGGCCACTGCCATTCGATCACCCTTGTGGTCTTCTACGATCTCATGCACAAGGTTTTCAAACACACAGCGGCGGGCATAGACATAGTTGTCGTTCATTTCGCCCATTGCCTGCTCGCCCTGCTCTACCAGGATTGAGTTTGCAATGCCAGAAGTCACGCCAGCGGGGCGGCTACCCAGTTGGCTTGCATAGCGGCCAGCCACATCTTGGATTTCCTGCTTTGCCTCGTTCATCACGTTGAACTGCTCGGGCTGCATGTTCAATGTGTTTTCGATGCGCACTGCCGATTGGTTGCGATTGGTGCGATTCGGGTTGGTGATGATTGACAAATCAGGCCGCATGATCTGATCAGCAATGTCCGCAATGGTGTTGTAGGCCGGGTCAAGAGCGTCGTTATCCATCTGGATTTGGCGGCTCTTGAGCATCCATTGGATCCGGTGCCTGCGGTCCGTGAAGTCATCCTGCGGCGCAATCATCCCGTCGATCATCCCGTAGGGGCTCTTGTCCTCAGTGTCGCGGAAGCAGAAGAACGGCGTGTACGGGAAGTTGCGGCGCTTGGTGCCCTCGTCAAGCAAGCGATGCGGGCCAGCAAACATCGCGCGGCGTACTTGGCTCGTCACACCCTTGGACACCTTCACCAGCCCACGCGCCACCATTTCAACGTGCTTGGGGTCTTTCTCGTCATACTGAACTCGCTTTGTCGGGCCGATGTGAAGCACAGCCACCACAGCGGGTACGCGGTACCAAACCTCGTACACCTTGACCATGTTGCGCGAACTGTCCGCCCAAGTGGCTTTGTTCACCACCATGTTGAAACGGGTTTCAGCGCCCAATGCCTCGCGTAATGAAATGTCGTCAGGCCTGCCAAGGTAGGTTGCGTCGTGGTCTTCGTTTGGCCATCCGGAAATCGACCGGCGCAACACCTCTTTGAACTCGGGCATGGCTGATTCGATTTCGTCCAGATCCACCATGCGCTCACGCACCAGCCAGCGGCACGCGTCGGTTAGCGTTGCGCCACGCTGGCCGCGATAGTCCCACCAAATTTCGTCAAGCGGGACCGATTCCACACGGTACGGGTAAGCCAGCGGGTCAGAGTTGCGCGACACATGGACCCATCCAAGGCCCATCTTGACCATGCTGGCGTAGCCATCTGACACAGCCATGTGCGCCAGCGTTTCCCGCTCTGCCTCTTTAAGCTTGGATGAAATGACCTCTGACACATCGGCAAAATCATCGCCGTCAGCCTCGATCCTGACGTCAGTGCGGCTCTTGGCTTCTTGCCCCAGGACTGAATTTATCACCGGGCGAATCAAGTTGATGATCCGCTCGTCCAGGCCTTCGTCTCTCAACGCCTGCTTGCGCAGTGCATCAAGTTGCTTGCCATTGTAGTAGCGCCCGCACAATGCAGCGCGGGAGCGCCAAAGCGGCTGCTCGTAGCAGTCCTGCACCATGCGCGTCAAGTGATGCAGGCTGAAGGCTCGCGCGCCAGCGAAGTCGCGTGACGTGTCGCCAGCGCGATCTTCATAGGGCGTGAGTGGCTTTGCGTCCATCAGTTGATTCCTCGTTTTTTGCGGTAGGCCGCAGCGTCATCCGCACGTCCAGCGCCTGGAACCGCATCAATGCCAAGGGCGAGATAGCGGAATGAGTCAGCCGGGTGGCTTGCCCAGTCGTGAACCGGGCGGTCGTGGAACGTCTTTTTCTCTTCGCTCCACTCGCGTCGATAAGCTTTGAGTGCGTCAATTCCTTTTGCACACTTCACTTTGTCAAACCAGCATCGCGGCAATACAGTGCGAACTGCGTTGATGCCATCAGCAACCAGCACACGTTCTGCGCCAGCAGCGCGCAGCACTCGCACATTCAGATTCAACCCTCTGAGCGTGTCAGTTCTGCTTCTGTTCGTCTGCAATTCCTTCGCTTCAGCATCGTGCGGAAGGATGTGCTCACCGTATGCATAGCCCTTTTTGTGGACTTCGCCCGCATACCAAGCCAGCGGCTGTCCGCTGTTCTGCAAATAGTCAATCAGGTGAATTTCCTGGCCTACCGCCTGGAAGAACCAAATCACCGTGTCGTCACTCAGACCCAGATCCCAAGCGGTATGAACCAAAGCTTGCGGGTCATACGGGACTGACGTGATCTGCCCTTTTTCGTCAACGTCGCGCATCATTCGACCGTAGTAACTGCCCACAATGGCAGCGTTCCAATCGCACATGTACTCTTGCGCAAACAACGCATCGCCATCGTCTGGCCCGTATTCGCGCTGATATTCGAGGCGTTCTTTGTTTAGTTGGGCTTCTGTCAGCGTCCCCGTGTCCTTGGCTGACAGAACCTGGACAAACCAATCCGGGTCATCCTTCGCGCCTTCGTACATGCGGAAAACATGGTTCTTTCCGCGAACCGTGGTGATAAACACTGCCCAGCCGTTGTTCTCTCGCAGGATTGGGCGAAGGTAAGCCCATGCCTGCGGGTCTGCCAATGCCCACTCAGAAGCCGTTACCCCAATTGGCGGGCTACCCACCAAACTGTCATAGGTGTCAGACCCAACAAGTTGCCACGTCGATCCGTTCTTGAACCGGATGAACATGTCCTGGCTGCGCTTTGTCTCGCAGATCGCATCGGGGAATGCTTCATCAATCCGGCGCTTTCCCGTGTGTGAATTGACCGCTTCCCAAACTGATTTACGGGCCTGCGCGTACTGAGGCAGCATGTGCCAATAGTTCCCGACGCGCTGCATGGCCTGGGTTGCAGCCCAGTGCAAACAAACATCGTCCTTACCAGCGCGACGGTGCCACAACAGAAGCGCTCGCTTCGCCCCACCTTCAAGCGCTCTCCACGCTGGCAACTGGTAATCACGCGGATTCCAGTTGTTTGGGAGCACTATTTCCATGTTCTTGTACTTTTCAGGCGTTCATTTCGGTATAAACCGCTGAAAACTGGCAATCACTTTGCACTTTTCGTGCTTTCTGAATATCTTTTGACTACAACAGTAAGCGGGCCAAGTGATTCATCCTGGCCAAGTGCAAGCTTGTCGCCGTACTTCTTGGGAGCAAGCTTTGAAGCTCTCCACTGCTTTGAAGCCAGCACAGCGCGCGCAGCAGCAGGGTTGATCTCGCCTGCAATCGTCCTATCCTCGATGTCGATGCAGTCTTCAACGATGTAATCAGCTTGTTCCTCGCGCGCGTGTACGCACTTGGCCGCGAAATCTGGTTTATCCGCCATCCAGCGAAGCACAGTAGCTCGGTCTGGCATTTCCTCTCTGGAGCAAATCTGACGCATGCTGAACTTGTCAGCCAATAGCTGGCAAATCTGGTCTGCGATTGCTTGCGAGTAAAGCGATGGGCGCCCTACTGGCTTCTTCACTATCGCCTTCTTCGGTGGAGCCTTGCGTCTATCTGCGCCTGGGATAGCTTTCTTGGTGGCCATATCAGCAGCCCAAAGAAAAAAGCCCGCTCCGACTTTTGGCCGGGCGGGCAATTGATGGCGTTAACCACCAAGGAGACAACTGTTTCACGGGACAATGGCCCAATCGTCGGCCAGCACGTCACCGATGCTTGGCACCCAGGTGGAGATGGAGCCATCAACATTCTTGATGTCGATGTGTGGCCGGTAGTTAATCTCGGCCCCTTCTGGGAAGATGCCAAGCAGCGGAGCGCGGCTGACATTGAATGTGCTGCCGTTGACAAGGAACACGAACATCCCCTTGCCATTCCACCCAGCACGCGCAACCTTCATGCCCTTCTTCAAGGCTTCAACGGCCAAACCAAAAGACATGCCAGATGTTTCTCGGTACGCGGCTTCGTGCGGCTCCTTGGGGGACCATGACACATAACCCGCATGTGTTGAGGTGTTCGGCTTGCCGCCGTCCAGGTACTCAACCAAGTAGCCATCGTCCGCGCTGCACTCGTCAGCGGGCAATGTCCAGCCTCTGAATTCGTTATAGGCTGCGCGCGTCATAGGTTCGCTGCGGACCAGTTTTACGCCGATGTATGTTTTCATTTTGTCTTTCAGGGTTGCGAACTGCACCGGGCGTCCCTGGAGGTGGAGCTTTATCCCGGCGCGCGTTCACTGCTTGCCTTTTGCCCAGGGCACGTGGGGCCTACCTTGTTCTTCCAGAACCCGAGAATGAGAATTCGGGTAGGTCAAATGCCGGTAGGGTTTTCGTGGAGAGTTGCAGGGTCGAACCAGATTGGCTTGTGGCCGGGAAGTTGAGGGTTCGCCCTGCGAAACAAAAAAGCCCCGGCGCTTTCGGCTACCAGGGCTTGAGAATCACTTTTCTAGGGGCGTGACTTACCCCGCGGATGGAGAGAATAGCAAAAACTCGATGATTGTCAAGATGTTTGTGAATTTAAGACAGACCACTCACCCAGCCCAGCAGCCAGCGCGGAGCATGCCAGTGCGGTGCGCAATCAGCATGCGTGAAGGCCCCAGCGCTCACAACCGGGATGCTTGTCAGTGTTTCAACTGCGCCAGCCGGGAACCCCCCAGCCTTGCTATTTTTAGACCCGCCCAGGTTGCGAAATAGAAGCCTCAATTGTATTGGCAGACTTATTTTTCTCCAAGCGCTGCAGCAGATTTATACACCTCTGCACAACCATGGCACTGTAGATGTCGCCTTCCTGGTTGCATTTGGCTTTGTAGGCCTTTAGGGCTTCAATGGCTTCGGTCATAGCCCCCCCAATCGGCGCAATTCAATCATCAGCTTGTTCCTCGCTTCCAGCGTCAGCACCTCAAGCTCTTCCCGGTTCTGAGGAAGCACAGGGTTACGCCACACCGCCACACCGGTGGCCAGGTTCCGGGCTTCGGTAGCCAGTGCCGTATGCCAGCGCCTTGGGATATTTGGCACGCAATCCATAGCATCGTTGACCACTTGGGCAGCGAGCTCGTCGCCTCTTGCATCAGCTGCGCCGTTTTGCCAGTCGTAATGTCCTGGCGCGCGGTAATCCCGGCATGTCCCATCCTTGGCTGAGTACCCACGCCCCAGCTTATATCCTGCTGTGTGGTTGTGCCACAAGACAAGCAAGTCATCCAGTCGATAGTCGATGTCGGTTTTTTTCATCATGCGAAGGTCATTCCATCCATAGAACAGCTGGCGTGCTCGATGGCGTCAAGGCTGCAAACCTTGAGGGCTGCAATGGCTCTGTCTGTAGCGACAGACAGGGGTTGCACGGTTTCGGTTGTCATCAGGTACTCGCGCCTGGCGCACTGTTGCGCGGTCGACAATGCCCCGCGAATCACCCTGATGTCTGGGATGTCTACATCCCTGCAGTCATGCACCTTTGCCATGCCTGCCAGGGTCAGCAGCACAACAAGGCCATTCAATGCCTCTGGCTGGCTCTCGCCCAAGCTCATCCATGCGCGGGTCTGGTCGGCATACAGGGCATCAATCCATTGCTTACGGGCCTTCTCCAATACCACGGTTCGGCGGCGCAAGCGTTCGTTATCAGCATGGGCCACGCCGCGATTTAGGAAGTTCATCAGGTTCATGCGTGTTGACTCCATGTGGAATTGGCAGACACCAAGGCCAGATACGGGTTGTTCAGTTCAACCCACGCTTTCCCCACCTTGATGCGGTTCACCATGCTCTTGTCAATGCCGTATCTCAATGCCAGCACCGGGCCAGATTCATCGCTATTCCTGATCTCCCGCGCTTGATCCATCGTCAGCTTCATCTTCCCTCGACGGGCATCAGCAATTCGCTGCCTGCGGGTGATTCCTTTCCAGGCTCCCGGCTTCTTGGCTGCTGTCTTTCCGACTGCTGACCAGCTTGTTGCCCTCATATGGGCGGGATTGATACATGCTTTTTCCTCGCACACCATCTGCAGCGGTTGGCGACACTTCAATTCACCGCCATCCAGCAAAAACACTGTGCGGCGCACCAGTTGGCAACCTTGTTTCGAGTGTTTGAAAATGGGATAGCCGTCTGGATTTGTTGCTTTTGTCCACAAAAGGCAGGAATCGCCGAATTCCTCGGTCTTGGCGATCAAGTCCATCAGCAATTCAGTGGCGCTTGTCAGTTCTTGGGTGGTTTTCATTTAACAAGCCCTTTCTTGACCAAGATCACCAGAGAGCGCATGTGCCCATGAAACCAGTCCAGATCAACTTGCTCTCGCGTCAGCCCCGCCTGCTTAACGCCTTGCATCTGGTCGTAAGCTGCATCGCAAGCCGTGCAGGCATAGGCACCAGCAACATCCACCGCCTTGATGGCTTCGCGCTCGGCGCGGGCCATGAATGAACCTTGGTCAAGTGCGGCATGGCAGCGGAAACAGAGGCTTGCGCATTTGTTGTCATCTGCCTTAATGCTCCGGCCCTTGCCATCCGCGCTTTGGTTGCTATGGGCACCGCACACGGTCCCGTCTTCTGCTCCACAGTGCTGGCAAGGAATCTGGCGGTAAGCCTTCATCAGCGCAGGGCTTCGGATGTATTGGTGCTTGGGGAATCGCATCATTCAGCCACCTCCAGCGGTAAATCCAATTGATCAGCGTTCTTGGCCGTGGCGCGTGGCTCTTTGGCCTGGCGTCGGGTCTTGGGGGTGGCTATGCCCATGATTCGTGCGCATGTCGGGCCAACAATCAGGCTCGCATGGATCACGGTCGCGGTGCTCAATGGGCGCTTGCAGCGGGCGCAGCGTAGGGTGGTCATGCCCGATACCCCTGCCAATCTCTCAGGCTGAACTGCACACCCAAGTCAACGGAGCCAAAGGCCAAGCACTTCTCGATGTACTCGGACATCTTGCGGATGCCTAAGCCTTTGGTAGTGCCGATAGTGGTTGTGATCACTGGGCGGGATCTCCCGGCCACATAGGTTTTCTTGGTCTTGCGTGGTAAATGCGTGCGCTTCAGAAGTTCATGCCATGCGTCAGCCGTGTAGCGCTCTCCGCCTATGCGGGCTTGCTCGCTGATCTCATTCAGCACCACGCCCCAATAGAAGCGCAGTTGCTGAATCGTCTTGGCGTCCTCTTCCGGCTGCACAGTCACAGCCAAGCGCCTGAAGCCATTCGCCCAAGCTGCCTGACAGAATGGGAACAACTGGGCTTTGACGGCCCGGCTTGCCTGGTCTGGCACCTCTGCTGGGTCGCATAGGACTAGGTGGAGGGCTTCGGTCATGCTGCCTCCGCGAACAAGTTAGGCTGATGGCCTTGACGTTCTGCACTTGAGATTCTTGCTTTTGCAATTTCAAAGTACTGAGCTTCGCGTTCGATTCCAATAAACCGGAAGCCTTCAAGTACTGCACCTCTACCAGTCGAACCGCTGCCCATAAATGGGTCAAGGATGATTCCGCCGATTGGTGTGACAAGCCTGCACAAATAGCGCATCAAGTCAGTTGGTTTTACCGTAGGATGGCTGTTGCTGCTGTTGCTGCTGTTGCGCTGGTAAGCGTTGTCTATGGGTGTTTCTCGCCCATCATGGGAATACTGCATCTCTTGCATCCCATGGCATCCATCATTTCGGTCTTCTTTGCTGGCTTTTGCGCAATAGAAGAAGCGTGCGGCACTTCCCGTATCGCCATAACAAACCATTGGGGTTCCGTCTGGGCGACTCTCTGCCCCATAAGCTGCCCCCGAATTTCCATGCGAATCAGCGCTACTAGCCCGCTTAACCGCTCCGGTACCGCTAGTTGTTGTCGGGAAGCAAGAAAGGACTTCTGGGCTTCCATCGTGGATAAGGTTTGCAGGCCAGCGGCCATCATCCGACCCGACCGTCACAACTTTTGGTACCCAGCTATCGTCTTCATGAGGGAACGTGCCACGTCCACCCACTTTTACTCGGGTTGTGGATTTCCCATCAACCCTGCACGCCTCGATATTCAGTGCCCCGGTACCATGCGTACGCCAATTGGCCTCGACCGTTCCAGCGAGCGGTTTACGCGCCATAGTGATTGGTTCAAGCGCTGGCTTCAAGGCAGTCCCCCCCCATTGGCCGTTATGACTTTTTGGGAAACCTGATCCATAAACCCAAGCGATCATGTCCCGAATCTCAAACCCCGCATCTTCAATGCGAACAGCCATTCGGTGCTGTGTGCGAGTACCAGCAAATGCCAATAAATAACCACCGGGTTTAAGCACCCGAAGGCATTCGGCCCAAATATCTACACTGGGAACATCACTGTCCCACTTCATACCCATGAAACCGCCTGGGCCATTGCCAGTACCGATTCGTGAGCGGCCATATGGGTTCTCTAGATTTACGGAAGCCGATCCAGTTCCACCCCTTTTGTTTTGAGTCAGTCCATAAGGCGGGTCCGTCACGATTGAGTCAACTGAGTTTTCTGGCATGCCGCGCATGACATCAAGGCAGTCACCTAAATTGCATTGGTTGATCAATGTCATCCCCTGCTCTCCAAAATCAATTGCGCGAGGTCATCCAGGCTGCGCACTGGGCGGCGTGGGTGGCCGTTTCCGGGGCTCGCTTCATGGCCCTTGGCGCCCATGTCGTTGTCGTAGCAATACCACGTCAACCAAGTGAATTCCTCCACGCCCATGACACGCTCCAGCATGTAGGTGTAGGCGTCAAAGGTGTTGAAAATCGCATCGCAGATTGGGTTTTCTGGTCGCGGGCACACGGCCTGTTCCAGCTTGTCGTAAGCGGCTTTGTTCGCCTCGTATTGCGCTTGCCACTGTTTCAGCAGGGCGAGAATTTCAGCTTTGGTCATGCCTTGCGCTCCACAAGGTCAGCGGCCATCACAACCGTGAAACCACGGCCAAGGGCATAGCCGTATTCCCGGTTTGCACCTCGGCTCTTCTCCCAATCGGGCAGCAATGCGATGCTGTCGCAGTGCTCCAGGTGGATGAAGTCAGCGGCTAAGGCTTCTGCCCAGTCCATTGCGGGGTCTGGGTTCAGTTCTGCCGGGTTGACGACCGTGTAGCCCAAGGCGCGCAGTCGAGCGGCTTCAGCGTGGAAGGCTGGGAAGTTCAGATCAAGGTGGCCAGACATCGGCCCGGCCAAGTAAGTGCGTTTCATGCAGCCTCCAACAAAGAACCCTGCACCTCATTGGCGCTGACAAGCGAAACCGTCACGATCAGGCAGGCCTCGGCCAAAGGCTCGCCACGGCGCGCGGTGATCTGGCGTACCCACTTGTCATCCTGGATAACGATGTCTTTCAGGGCATCGATCAGCACCTTTTGCGCGTTGTCCAAGTCCATGCACATCACGGTGTCTTCCCAGCCTGCAGGGTCTTTACGGGCGCGGGTCGCCCAGTCCTGGGGGCGCTTGGGGTGCAGGGTGTAGTCGATGGCCACACGGCCCACCATGGGGGCGCGCACGCCAGCAGCTTTTGCAAGCCATCCCACGGTGTCTTTGAACTGCTTTGCTTCAGCAGTTACATAGGTCATCGCCATGGCCCGCGTCTGGCCCTTTGGCGTGATGACGCGCGTAGCCCAATAGCGATTGGCCGATACAGGGTAAGGAAGTTTGAGGACTACGGCCATGATCTCAGTGCGTCACGGTTCCGGCGCCTGCCGCTTCTTCGTCGGTCATTGCACCAAACAGCGCCTGCTCAGGCGTGAATGGGTTCTGCACCGGATCTGCACCGCCCTGGATCGGGAACGGGTTAGCTGGCTTCTCTTCTTCCTCTTCAAGTTGCTCCACCACGGGCGGAATCAGCTTGATTTGAATCAGGTCTTGCTCCAACAGCGCCAGCTTGCCGCATGTCTCGCCGTCCAGGCGGTCGCCGGAATACTGCACTTGCCAAGTCAGGTGAACCGTGCCGCCTTCCTTGGTTTCAATCGCGCGCCGAACCACTTTGCAGCAGTCAAACAGCATCGAGCTCTGCTCGTCGCCCAGCCCGTAATCAATGTGCAGGTCATACCCGGCCAGCTTGTTCTTTTTGTCGTCCAGGGCAAACTTGCCGCCGTTCAAGCGCGGAAACTTCAGGTTCGGCAAGATGCTGTCCACGCCATCCAAGTTCACTTGGCCCTGCTCTGCCGCCATGTTCCAGTACAGCGCTTTGCGCAGGCCGGGCGCGATCTGGTCAAGCAAGGTGTTGGGGATGTCAACACCCATGTTCAAGTCCACGGCTTGCACATGCTCTTCGCCGTGCAGTTCCTTGCGGAAGTTCACATTCGTGAGCGATACATCGGTGAAGTGGCGAAAAGAGAATTCAGGTTTCAGGGTGTGTTCCATTTGTGTTTCCTTGGTTGAGTTGCTGCTTACGGGTGATTCGTTCTTTCACTGCGGCGTGCAGTCCTTCAAGCACGCCGAATGACTTGATTTCGTAGTCCTCTGCCGCCCATAGGGCATAGCGAGGGTCTTGCTGCGCCATGTCCAGGCAGTGGCGATAGATGCGCTTTTTGTGGGCTTGGAAGTCCATTCATCACGCTGCCACCACGATGTCGGGGATGTAGGTCGGGCGATGGTTTTCGCCTTCCAGGAACTGCTGGCATTCCTTGTCAAACCAGAATGCAAAGCTGCCTTCCCATGGGTGGTGCCGCTGCTTGCCAATGCGGACGTAGGCATCAGGTTCTGTAGCCGCCTTGTCGTCCTGCTTGCGCATGTTTTTCCAGACGATCACAAGGTTGTCCACCAGATCAACAATCTCGCTCGCGCCTTTGACGCCGAACTTATCGGGGGCGGTGCGCTCGTTCTCGCCTTTGCGCATGTGGCAGACCAAATGAATGTGCAGGCCTGTATCGCGGGCGATGGTGCACAGGCTGTCCACAAAGTCCTTTTGGCCTGCATAGTCTTCGGGGCCAATGCCGCACTTCATCAGGCTGTCAATCACCAGATGGTCAAGGCCTAGTTCCTTGCGAACGTAGGTGGCCACGGCCAGCGCGCGGGTAGCGGCCAATTTGCCAACGTGGTCGTAAATCCACAACTTGCCGTCAGTCCAGGTGTGGAAACCTTTGATGAACCGGACAGTTGGGGAGCCCACTCCAGCCGCTTGCTGCGTCATCTTTGCCATGCTGGCCGCAGGCTTCATTTCCAGCGATGCAATGCAAACCTTTTGGCCCTCTTGCATCACGTTCAGCATGGTGTGCGACAGGAATGTGGTTTTCCCGTGGCCGTTCACACCAGCCCAGATAGTGACTTCACCAGGGCGTAAATCAAACTTTCCTTGGGTCTTGTCGAAGCCGATCGGGGTCCAAAGCTTTTGCGCACCTTCGCCAAAGAACCGGTCGATCACGGCATCCGCCCACTCGGAGGCAGGCTTCACCTTCGCGCCGTCATCCTGCTGGTCTTGGAAATACTGTTCAAAGTCGATTTCGTTTGCGTTGATCGTGTTCATAGCGTTGTGAAAGGTTGGTGTTTGGTGCGCAGTGCACGCACAAGACGGTTTGCCAATGGCGTCGGGTGTGCCGCAAATGGAAACCAGGTAAACAGGTGGTAAGCCGGGTGGCCGGGCGCTGCTGCGACGTGCATCGAATCGCCGATCACCACGTCATGCGTTTTGCAGTCCTTGAAGTCGGGCTGGTCATCCACGGTGTTGAACCGGTGTGTCCACGGCGAAACAAATCGCAGCGTCAGCCCCTTTGGCCGTGCATGCGCAATCCGCGATGTGGTGTCCAGCACCCAAGACAGCGCGGCCCGTGCATCAGCCAAAACCCAGACCTCAAGGTTCACCAGCATTCGCCAGTCCATGCGCTCGCCGGGCATGTCAGCTTTGACGAACAATTCAAACGGGTTGTAGGGGCGGTCGATCAGCGACACCACAACAACGTGTTCAGGAGTCACGCCAGCCTTGCGTTGGTCAAGCAGTTGGCGGGCATTGATGGCGTACCAAGCGTTCATCAGATCGCCCTCCCCGTCCAGTCAGACGAACCGCCCGAACCGCTGTGGCCAGGTTCTACGCCGTCCTCCCAGCGTTTACCGTTCAGGTAGACGAGCGGGGCTTCGATGAATCCGCTCTGCCATTTTTCAGTCTGCCGCTTCACGGCGATGTCAGACAGAATCTTGTCTGCCACCAAGTCCAGTTCGTTGCGTTTCCACTTTTGGGCGCACTTCACCTTGTCCTGCTTGCGCTCACCCTTCGGCCATGTCTCCCAGAATTCTTCAAATCTGCATGGCACCCCCTTGGGGGTAGGGGGTGTATTACTGTTTAATGGTTCTTGGTTTATGGTTAAGGTTATTTTTGGCAACCCAGAAATAACCGACTGGGTTTCTTCTGGGTTTCCAGATTCAAGCGGAATGGTTTTCTTTTTTGGTCTTCCACCAGCCTTGCCATTTACTTGATTTTTCTCTGCTTTCGCTTGGTAAATGGCTATTTCGTCAGCACATCTTTTCTGTACCCAGCCATCAGATTCGAGGACAAAAAAATCTTTAACAACTGTCTCAACTGCAAATCGCTCTTCTTTTCCGCGAGCCCCTACCCTTCGGAAAATTTCTGAAAATTCTTTCGGAAGTGGTGCCTCATTGGTGTAATAAAAATCCATCAGCAACGTGTACGCGCCATGCTCCAGCATGCTCAGATGGCGCGTTGCAGCGGCGTAGTCGCCTATGTTGCGTTTGTAGTAATTCACCCTGCCACCGCCTTATGCGCCAGCATTTCCACCCGGTCCTTGTCGCCCTGCTCCAGAAAGAAACAGCCTTCAGGATCGGCCTTGCGTGCCTTGATGGCGGCATACATCATGTCTTTCCAGTGCTGGGCGTCTTCGCGTTGGTTTTGAGCCATTGCGATCTCCATGTTCACGCCGTACAGCACAGCTTCAGCAGCCCGGCGCTTGTCGATCAGTTGGGCTAGGTAGCTCACTTCGTCCTCCGAATAGAGTTCGTCCTGTCGCTCTCAGCCTTGGTAGCAATCGCCACGCTAAAGCTGCTCGGCTTAGGCGTCAGATCAACTTCCTTCTTCGCCTTGGCCGAGTTCTTTCCAGTGAAATGCGGATCAGTGCCAAAGATGCTTGGACGTGGGTTCTCTGCCCAGCGGAATGGGGATGTGATGGGCAGGGTCATTTGCCCACCCGTTCAAGTAAGTCCGCATTCAGACCTTGCAGCGCCATCAAAGATCGTTGATGCTTCGCTACAAGTTCAGGGAGGGTTTCACCATGGACATACAAATAAACAAGATTGCGAAGCAGTTCACCTGGCACTTGCTCCAGATGAGCGGCTTTGCGCAGAAAGGCGGTATGCGTGTCCTCATCTACAAGCGTTTTCAGTGGGCTTTCGACCTTCCCGAATGGGCTGGTCATGCTTCCTCTGCTCGCTACTGCTTTGTCGAAATCTGGTGTGCTCATGGGAATGAGTTCTTTGTTAAAAAAAGCCCCCGGCACTCAGGCCAGGGGGCAAACCGTGCGCCCTTGATGGGGTGGGTTAGCACGGAGGGAGGAGAGGAAATGGGTCCCAGACGGGATACGATGGAGGTCCACACAACCATCACCGAAAGGGACCCAAAAAATGTCAATGACAGAACCAGAAGCCATATCGAGGGCAGACGAATTCATTCGGCTCATGCTTCAGCATCAGCCTGGGGTGTTTGGGTCGAGCCATCCCCTGCACTCCGAAGAGTTAGCGAAGAAAGTTGCCCAATCACTTGCAGCACTTCGGGCCGAACTGATATCGCAGCTAAAGAAGCAGTAGTAGCCTTTTTGTCCCCTTGGTTTGCCCAGGTTTTCTGGCAAGCCAAGTACGCTTGCGCTACCTTTGATCCAAATTCAACGGGGTCATCACCTTCACAGCTATTTGCAATGGCCCAAGATGAAGCAGCCATCAATGAAAGTTCATGCGCGCTCATTCAGGCCACCTTTTTTGAGGTTTGATTTGCCAATTTGTATGCCGCTACTTTTTTTGAATAGCGCAGCAGCAGCACCTGTTCCCAAGCCGGAGGGACACCACGATCGGGTAACTTCCAGTTGCTAATTACGTTTTGCTTGATAGAAAGAGCGTCAGCTAATTTGCCAACACCGCCTTCTGCCCAGATTGCGACTTTTAAGATGTCCATGGGCGCGAAGAATATCACGTTCGTGATTTTTGTCAATCACATTTGCATTGTCATCATTCAAATCATGAAAACAATTGCTGAACGGCTCGCATTTGCTCGCGGAAGCATGACTCAATCCGCTTTAGCCGCAAAAGCTGGCGTTAGTCAGGGGACTATTGGCAATATCGAATCCGGGGCTAGGCAATCGAAAGGGAGTCTTCCGCAAATTGCGGAGGCACTGAACATCAACCATAAATGGCTAGCCACAGGCGAAGGCCAGATGGAGATAGTCACGGCATCGATTCAATCTGGGCAGGCTCAGTCAAGTCGGGCAATATTCACATCGACCAAAACCTCCAGAGTTGACAGAATGGAGCAAACCAATGTCGAAGATGTGGCGATGCCCGTCAACTTGGTTCGAGCACCGGTAGTAGGAACTGCACGCATGGGAGAAGACGGGCACTATGAAGAAATTGAATATCCAGTCGGCCATGGTGATGGCTGGGTGGATGCCTATAGCTCCGACCCAAACGTCTACGCCTTGCGTGTGAAGGGTGACTCTATGCACCCGGCGATCCGGCACGGCTCTTTCGTGGTCGTAGAGCCAAATGGCCAATGCGTTCCGGGTGAATATGTTGTTTTGGCGATGGTAGACGGCAGAAAAATGGTCAAAGAACTGGTTATCAATCGTCCCGACGAAATCGTCATTGAGTCAGTCAATGGAAATCATCGCAAGACCATTGAAAAAATCGATATCGAAAAAATGCACCCAGTTGCAGCCATTGTGCCCGCGAGCAAATGGCGGTCGAACTGATTGCAACCATTGAATGGCTCCTATCAATGGCGAGCAAACCACATCCACCAGGTCAGACAGGCGAAGCCGTCAAGATCATTTCTCGGCGTTGCCCAAGGTGTCCAGAATCAGAAAGACCACATGCCGCCAGACTGCTACACGATGGGAGCATCAGATTGACGTGCAAGACGTGCGGCTATCACACGTTCATATCTGCTGAGAACTCTGAAAAGCCTGCCGAGGCATGGCTCACTCAAATCGACGCTGGTAGCCGTCTG